CTACGCCGGCTGTGCCGGTGCCAGTAACTCGGCGCAATAGGACGGGCCGTTGACGCCCGGGATATCGCCGACGACGCGGATGCTGCGGATCGTGTAGTCGGAGCTGGTAACGATTTCGGCCTGGCAGCGCAGGTACTGCGTGCGGGCCGCCGCGATCTGCTTGCCACGCTTGCCGTCCGCACCGTCCGCATATTTTGCCGGAACGCGCACGGTCTTGTAGCCACCCTTCCAGGTGTAGGTGACGCCGGAGCCGCTTTCGACGTCGTTGATCGGCGGGCCGAAGGCAGCGAAGAACTTTCCGGCGGACTGGCCAACCCAGCGGCTGGAAATCGGATCGGCGGAGGTCTGAATCGTCGTGCAGCCAGCAAGCGCAATGGCAAGCCCAGCCGCGGCAAAGGTGCGGAGTTTCATTCTTTCGTCCCTGAAATGTTGTCGCGCATTCGACGGCGGGAACTGCTGGTCTGCAGCGGTTTCCGCTTGTCCCGCCGAGCGCTTTAGCGCGGAACCCGGCAAAAGAAAATCGGCCCGCCTTCGCAATCGCAAAATTTGCCGCAAGTGTGTCTTTTTGCTCCACTTACGCGGCCGAGACTGGTGCTGGCCGCGTCTGTAAAAAATGCGCCGGCTTTTGAATTTTGGTGCTTGCGCAACAGGATGGGCCGGTCTATAGAGGCGCCGCTGGTCACGGAGTGTAGCGCAGTCTGGTAGCGCACCACGTTCGGGACGTGGGGGTCGAGTGTTCGAATCACTCCACTCCGACCAGCTTGAACCTTTGATTTGGTTCACTTATTTCCCGAACAGCCATTCTCCCCAAAACCTTAGATGCCTTCAAACGGACCGATTGCGGACCGTTTCGATTTCCGGACCGCTTTAGAATGCGTTCGCTGCCTGCTGCTGGAAGTCCGGGCTTGCATGCGCATAGGTCCGTTCGAACTCCTCGGCCGTCATTCCGAGTGAAGCCGCTGCCTGTTCTACCTCGACGCCAGCTTGGGCGAGCCATGTTGCTCGCGTGTGCCGCAGGACGTGGGGCGTTATATCGTCACCGAGACCGGCAGTCGCGCGGATCGAGCGGAACGCCTTGTGCGGCTTGGTGATCTTCTCTCCACCGTAGTGGACAGCATAACGAAGCGTGACGGATCGGCCTCTCTCATCGATGGTCGTATCGCGCTTGTGCCAGTAACGCAGGAAGCGAAGCAGGCGAGGCGGGATCTTGACCGGCGTCTTGCGCTTGTTGTGCATCGTGCGCTCGCCTTGGGCCTTGCGATAAATCACGCCGCGATCGAGGTCGATATGGCCGCCGGTCGTGTTCGCCATCCATTGCAGGTTTAGGATCGCGGTCAAGCGGGTGCCAGTGTAGAGGCCGACCATGATTAGGCGCACGAGGTGCGGGTTACGCCATCCGGTGCGCTTCCATCTGTTGGGCTGCTGCGTCGCCACGTCGCAAGAGACGGGGACCCAGCCCATGGCCGCGAGCAAGAGCTTTGCGATCTCGCTCCTCGTCAACCAGCTCTGACGGGGCTCGCCCTTCTCTGGCAACGTGACCTTCGGAACCATGTCGAGCGTTTCCTCGGCGTGGTAGTGGTTGATTGCTGCCCTGAGGGCTTCCAGGTCACGTCGGGCGCCGCCCTTGCTGCCGCGATCGGCGGCGTAATCGCGGAACGTTTGCCCGCGCAGCTCCGTCAGCATCATTTCACCGAAGAACTCGTTGACTCGGTCGAGCATCGCAATCGTCTCTTTCGGGCGTGCGGTGCTCGGCGCCTTCTCCTCGGCATAAACAATGATGATGTCGCCTACCGTGACCTCAGCGGCACGACTGCTGCGCTCTGGGCGGTACTGGGCTGCGATGTAGTCGGCAAGCCGTCTCTGAGCTGCTTCAACTTCAGCCTCGCTGCAATCCGTGGGGACACGCTTGCTTCCGTCTTTGATGAACCACGTTCCTGTGTCTGGTCTGAGCCAGAGCCTTGCTGGGCGCCGTTTCTGAGGCATTTTTCTTTCATCCTATTGATCCCGTTTTTGGTGACGAAATCCTTGTTGGCGATCCGGATGATTTCCAGGTTGCCTTTCCTGTGCTCCGTGCGCAGGGCAGATTTCGTCAGCGCACCACGAAACAGCAGCTTCGCGGCTTGCGCAAGCGGGATTGGATCGTCAGGGCCAAACTCGTCGAGGACAGCGTGCATCGTCAGGCTTCCCTCGTGGCGGGCGGAGGGCAGGAGGCTCCGCAGATGTCGCAGGTTTCGCCTGGCTGGATGTGGCATTCTCCGCACGGGTCTCCGCCGTCTTTGCGGCTAGGCTGGGGGAATGGCTCTTCATCCGGGCGTTCATAGATATCTGCAGCACACGGCTCGGCACACGAACCGCTGTATCCGTTATAGATTGTGCCAATTCGGTAACCTCTGTCCTGCGCCGAGTGAACATCAGCCGGATCAGCAACATCGATCGTTCCCACCTTGCGATAGCCGGGAGGGCAATCATTGCCGATGAAGGTGTAGTTTTTTCGATCGGTGGTCATGCGGCAATCCTCGCGTGCTCGCGAATGGCGGCGGCCACCTGCTTATTGATCTCAGGTTCGAGATTAAAAAATGAGAGCTGGCCACGGCATTGGATCAACGGGAGCGGGAAAGCATCACGCAGGACGAAGCCGAATTTTCCGTAGAACCACTGGCTATCCATTTCGCGGACGCAATCGACGATGCGGGCCATACCGACCACGCCGCCGCGAGGCATAGCCATCTGGTGATCGTTGTCCTTATCGATCTCAGACTTAGAGACGCCAGCATGCACGATGAACCAGCCGCGGCCCTTTGTCGGCCAGTCGCGGTTCTCCACGTCTTTGCCATCATGGAAGATGTGATACGGATATGGTTGCTTGATGCTCAGGGACTTTATGTCTCCGGCTTCAACGCGATCGGCGAGCTTGTGAAAGTCGACCTGACTCATCACTTCATCTCCTCGTAATCGAGGTAGTAGCCCTTGCCGCAGACGTCGCAGCGATAGCGCTCGCCGTCCATGCCGCCGCCTACTTCCTTCATGTTGGAGCAATCACGGGCAGACGGATCAGCAATACCGCATGGTTGTGGCCCTATCGCTTCATCTTGGGGCGATGGGATGACGGAAGCCATGAACTCGGCCATGGCTGCGTAGTCGGTGGTATCCCAAACAGCGCCAATGCCGCCGCATTCATGGCAGCCTAAGCCGAGATGGCATTTCATGATCGAGCTATAGGCTCCGGTAGGAACCCCTTCGTTCAGTTCATGGCAACCGCTGCAGGACCGCCATACTCCATCCCCGCCAAGCTGCCGCTCGACGCCGTCCAGTTCGATAGGCGGCGACTGCGGGGTGGGAGCCCTCATGTCATCGTCTAGCATCCGCTGCCAGCGGCGGAAACCGTTCAGCTTGCGGTCGGCACGAGCTTCGTCGTATTCGTCGTTTACCAGCTCCCGCAGCCACTGGACCGCCGCATCAAGGTCGGAAATCTCTTCGAAGAGTGCCTGACGGTTCGGCTTGCCGCTGACGGGCTCGCTCTGGTCGAGGCCTTGAATTAGGCAGCGGGCGAGGATGGCGGCAAGCTCGTTGGCTTCCTCGCATGCCTTGCCGAGCGCCTGGTGAATGATGACGTCCGGCTCTGGCTTCCAAAGAGTAATGCTCATGCTGCCTCCTTTTGCGCGCCGGCATATCCGCCCCACTGGGCAGCTGCGGCATCGGCGATTCCTGGAAATGTTTCGGAACGGATCTTCCAACGATCGGGGCCCGGCGGGGCGCGGTGGATCTTGGACCACAGCTTATGCTCCTCGGTGCCGGCCTTCGGCGGTGTCAGCTTGTTCGTCGGCACCAGCTTCGGAAGGCTTTTCAGGAAGAACGACGTGCCCTTGAAGGCCTCGTCGCCGAACCACCACGGCTGGACGGTCTGAGCCGGGTCGACGTAGTTCTCGATACGGGCCTTCGCATGCCGGTGCATGACCGGGTTCTCGATGGCGATGCGTTCTATGGGCGCATTCCAGCAGGCCGAGAACAGATCCGCACCCTTATCCAGCTCGCGCCACATGAAGGCTAGGCGTGCATCTCTGTCCATCGCCAAATAGGTAAGCTGATCCTCTGCCGAGTAGGTCTCATTCAGCTTCGTCGGCGGCTCAGTGAGCCAGCGGACGCCACTGTTGCAGAGCCTGGTGCAGGGCGGATGCATGACGGCGAGCAGATCCCAACCGTCATTCAGCAGATCGCGGACATCGCAGATGATGTGACGGTTACTGCGGTCATCGGATGGCAACAGATCGCACGACCACACATCGTGGCCGAGCCGATCGAAGGCGCGGCGCATCATACCGGACGTCTCGCAGCCAATCAGAATTCTCACTGGCGAACCTCTCGAATGGACGTGCTGATCAAAAATTTTTTGGAAGTCCCACTTGGGACCGGCTTCGCGGAACGCCTTGAACGCGAGCCACATGGCTTTCGCCTTCGTATCGGCAAGGAAGCGCTCAGGAGCGTACCCGTACACCTCGACAGAGAAGGTCTTCATTCCGCAGCCTCGCAAACTATGGCGCGTTTCGCCTGCTCGCGGCGGATGGCGTTTCGTTTTCTAGTGACCATTTCAAGGTGATCGGGGTGAGGGCGAACGCACAGCCGGTTGCGGCAAACGTGGTCAAGTTCCTTCTTGCCGGGGATATAGCCGTGTTCGTTGGTCCACAAAACGATGTGGACGGCGACAGTCTGGCCAGCGAGGGCCATACGAGGGTAACCAGCACCTCGACCTTCTGTCCCGGATGTCGGTCCGGTCCAGATCCAGCAACCTGTCTTCTCATCGATCCGGACGCGTGCCATGACCTTTTCGCGGATGCTGTCGCGTCGGCTCATCAGACCCAAAACTCCAACTCATGCTTGAGATCGGCATAGATCGAAGAGTAGCGCTGGCTGTTTTCATCCTCAGTGAGGCATTCGATTGCAATTTTCGCAGCATCCAAGAGCTTTTCGACAACTTCGATATCGCCGAAACTGCCATTTATATCAGCTCCCTCGCGGCTGAAGCGCAGCAGCTCGGTTACAGCTTCCGATGCCTGGTGGGCCGCAGCGACGGCGTGTGTCTGCCGATCGGCGTCTGACATGTTGTAGACATCGACCGTCATGGGTTCACCAGCTGGTGATAGCGATTCAGGAATGACTGAGCGGCAACCTCGGGAGCCCACGGGATGATTTCCCAATCGTACGGCTGAGCGTAGTCGTCGATCCCCCACCGCTCACCCTTCCATGGAAGGAGGTCGCGGCGTTCAGTAGCAAGCATCCTCAAATCAGCACGCTTGATTTCTAACGGATCGGTGATTGCCACACTGAATCTTGCGAGGATTGCCGCCTCACACTTCTTCTCGATCGCTTTGAAGGACGGGTTTAGTGACTTTAGCGGTGCGTTCATATCGCCGCACACGGCCTCGCCAACCTCGTGCATCAGAGCTTCCAGCGCGAGTTCATCGGGGACAGAGTGACTCATCCGAACGCAGTGCTCGGCAACAGAGTAGAACACGCGTTTTTGCAAGATGCGGCTATAGCACTGGCCGGCGCAGCGGCCCTCGTAGGCGAGGCCATAGGCGATATCCTCGATAGTGATCTCCGAATTCCACGGGTCTTCGAAGTCGAAATAGGTGCCAGATCCCAGAAGGATCGTCGGACCGACAGCACGGCGGATCGCGCTATCACGCATTTTTTCGATGGTGACTTCCTTGGTCATACGACCTCCTTCATCCAGGATTCAAATTCGGCACGCAGTTTCAGCCAAAGCTTTCTGGCATTTGCGTCGGTGTTGATGTGGCTGCGGCTATCCACCTTCAGCAGGTAGCGAACGTGCTTAGCGACAACGTTGTCCTCATCCATGGCCGGTAGCTCCTTCTCTTCAAAGAGGAAGCGGCGGAATGCGGGCTCCTTGCACATCATGGCGCAATTGGCGGCATAGTTCGGCTCGTCGGACTTTTCCTGCCTCGGCTCGGCGCCGCGCGGATCTTCGGGCGGCTTGAGCTTGCGGATCTCTGCGAATGCCGCGTCGAGCAGTGTCAGCAGAGCGCGGATCAGGAGGGGCGCCTTCATCATGAGACGACGATCGTCGTAGCTGCAGTCTCGGGTTAGGAGCGCAATAGGCACAACCTCGCCGGTCTGTCGGTCGACGATGCAGATCTCGGCCCGTTGATCCCTCAAATTATAGGACTCGCTCCACGCCTCGCTTGCGAGGCCTGCAATCTCGCGAGCCATAGGAAGCAGAGGTTTTGCGTCGTTCAGCCGCATGAACATCACATAACCTCCAGCGCATTGCGAAACATGAGTGGCTGCTGATCTCGTGGGATGCGGTTGCGTCCCCGCGACATCGGATGCTTCGGAGATCCGTCCTTATTTCTGCCAAGGCAGACGAGGCTGACGGTATGGAGGCGGGCGCGCGAGATGAACCATTCGTCGCGGTCAAGGTGATTGCCGCCATTGCCCCACGCGGCCAACACAGGCGTGCCCTGATGGCGGGAGAAGGTGAGGGCGGATTCGATGAACTCGCCATTCTTAGGACCGACGCATGCGCCTTCCGCCATCATCACACTCGGGTGCGAAGCGCGGAAGGCGTTGAGGTTTACAACGATCAGGCCGCTGTAGCCCCAGAGCTTGCCGAAGTACGTCAGTTCGCGCAGCGTCGGATCGTCTTTTTCGTCGTCAGCTGTCGATGGGTTCAGCATGCAGACGACGAGAAGGCGCTTGCCGGCATCCCATGTGCGGCAGAGTTCGTATCGGTAGCGCTTGCAGTCGGAAATGACTGCGCTCTTCTGGGTGCCAATTTCGCCCGATATCGACAGCTGGCTCATGCCGCCTCGCTTTCGTGGGCGGTCACAGACGACGCTCCTGTGATCCTCATGACCCCAACCATCATGACCGTGTTGGGATCACCGGCAGTGGACAGGAATGCAGGGTTGCGGCCTTCGCCCACGATGATTTCGACCTCGTCACGGTCGAGATGTTCAAGGGCGGCTATTACGTAGCGACCGTTGTAACCCTGCCGGATCTCGCCGTCGCACTGGATCTGGATCTCGTCGCTTGCCTCGCCCCCGACTGCATCGCTGCTGGACTGCAGAACAAGGCGACCTGGCTGAAAATCGAAGGCGACGCCGCTCATCTTGTCGGAGCTGATCGTCAGCACGCGCGCCAAAGCCGTCGCCAGCGCCTGCGCACTAAAAGTGGCCCGTACGCCATTCTTGCTCGGGGAAAGGGCCTTGTAGGGCACGAAATCGCCGTCAACGAGCTTCGAGGTCAGGACGGCCTCATCGCTGGCGACGCGGATTTTGTCCTCGGAAAGGTCAATTGTCACATCTTCCTTCTTGTCGAGGATCTTCACGATCGCCGGTATCGCCGCGTTCGGAACGGTGACTGATGGGACCCCGTAAAGGTCCTGATCGAATTCGATCGACGACAGGAAGCGCTTGGCCAGCCGGTTTCCGTTGGATGCGCAAACCATCAGCCCGTCGGCTTCTGCGTCGAGCCGAACGCCGCAGTAGGCGTAGCGCTGTTCGTTCGTCTCGACAGCGAAGGAAACGGCCTTCAGGGCTTTCAGGAAATTGACCGCGCTGAGGCTAAGCTGATGAGGCAGGTTGCCTGACGGCATAACGGGAAAGTCGCTCGCGGGCAGGACCGGGAGCTTCGTCCGGAAGGCGCCAGAGCGGATGCGGATGTCGGAAATCTTTCCCGCGGTGCGCCCTGCCTCGACGGTGATGTTGAAGCCATCCGCAACGTTCTTGACGATGTCGACGAGCATCTGTGCCGGGCAGGCAAAGGGCTCGAAATCGCGCCCGATCTCTGCCGAAAATGTTGATCGGATCTCCTGGTCAAGGTTCGTTCCAGTGATCGACAGCCTGTCGCCCTCACGGTCGAACAGGACATGCGTGAGAACCGGTATTTTTGCCTTTCCGTCGACCGCATCTTTCGCGACAGAGAGCGCCGCAGCGATAGAGGCTTTTTCGGTGATGAACATTTACACCCCCGCCTTTGTCTTGCAGCGATCAGCGAGGCGCAGTTCCGCAGCCGGTGGGCGGAGGTTGCACTCTGCTCCGAACAAGTCGTGGACGATCTGCAGCAGTTCGAGGGTTGGCTCGCGATCAGCAATCGCGCGATACAGATGCTCGATGCCGGCGTGATCAGAATTGATGGCAGGGCTGTAGCCATTAATGTACATGACTGCCTCCGATTGTCGGCTTGCTGGCAATCTCCGCTACGTGCATGCTGACGCGAGGGAGCGATAGCTGACGCAGCTGAAACGCGCCGCCCATATAGAAATCACGCATGAAGGTGACGCGATCCTCACGGAAGCGGACGTCGCCGTTACGGGCAGCGCGTGGTGGCGGCGCGCGGTTGAGGGCCTCCTCCGCCAAGCGAACGGCGCTGCTGCGGACCTCGATCAAACCGTATCGGTCCAGATGGATACGCAGCGCGCGAACGCCGACTTCGTAGGTCTCGGCGATATGCTCGATGCTCATGCCTGAGGCCAGATGGGCTGCAAGCGTTTCCCGATCGGGAACCTTTCTTCTATGGTGCGGCATGCTCATTCTCCATTGACCTGCAGCCACTGGCGCACGGCGCGCGAGAGATCGCGGTCGCGGTTGGAACTGCAGAGGTTGATGATGTTGAGGACGGCTGGGAGCAGCTCGCGCAGCGTCTCGCCATCCATGAGGGCGTCACCGGGGCCGAGGGCGTCATCATTGACGATGCGCACGGCGGCATTCGCCAGATCCTTGTTCACGAGCGAGAGCTTGTCAGACGCTGCCAGAACCTGCCTGAGCTGATAGTCCGGCATGTCGCGGTCCTCCAACTTGCTGGCGATGCGAAGGCGCGGCTTCTCAGTCGCTGGAAAGCGAGTGACCTCCATTTCAGATCCTATCCGCCAGCGAGGAGGCGCGTTCGGCCGCACAAAGGGCGGCAAAAATCGCCTGCATGTTCCAGTAGACCAGCACGGCAATGATGACCTTGAGCCACAGAACGTCGCGGCGACGGCGCGCCTCGATCTCATCAGCCGAAATGCAGATTGGCTTGATTTTAAAGTGCTGCATGGGAACGAAGCTCCATCCGTTTCGGAACCCGCTTGCCGCTAGGGGTGGCGCGACAAGCGGTGACCGAAGCGGATACTCAGGCCGCAATCGGCATTCCCGCGTGACGGACGCGCTCAGCGACGGACGCCGCGTTGCGTGCCTGGCTCTCCTTGCTGATGCCTGCGGCGATGAGCTGCGCTTCCGTCATCGCGCCGCGCTCCTGCCAGAGCCGGAACATGGTTTCGCGATCGAGCTTATCGGATGCTGTGAGTTGGGCGATGCGCTGCATTCTTTTTCTCCTATGCCTCTCCCGGTTTCGCCGCTGCTCAGGGAGGAGGAGAGAGCAGCGGCGCGCCCCGTGGGCGATCCGGCTTTGGGAGGAGGAGAAGTCCGGACAGCTAGAATATGTCGAATATCGACAATGACTGTCAAGGAGAAAAGTTGTCGATTATCGTCAATATGCGGAAATCCAGCGTTAAGCCATTGACGCATATCGGCAAAAGAAAAGGCGGCACAAAGGCCGCCTCAGTTAAATCGTTGGAGGGTGTTCCTTAGTCTTCGCGCTGGACGCTGAAGACGATCCTTCCAACGATGCGGACAATATTGCCGTCGCCCTCGGTAAGATCGATCGGCAACTGATGGCGTGGATCGCTCGACTCCGGCAGCAACCAATATTTGCCGTCGTCATCCATCCAGAGCTTCTTGACGGTAGCCTCTCTCAGTCCGTCCGGGCGCTCAACCTCGATGATGTACCTTTTACCAACAGCGGGACTTTCACCGGTTTCCTGAATGTCGGTATAGATCACCGCCGAACCTTCAGGGTAACGCCTGTTCATAGAGGGTCCACGGGTTTCTGCGCCGTGCAAGGACAAATTTCTGAACTGTTCATCATCCGGAACGACTACCTCATACCAATCGTCTTCCGGCCAAACATTGGACTCTGCCCACTGCCCCGCCTGGACGTGTTGACGGATGCTAACACGACGCACATGACCGGTATCTGAAATGAAGTCTGCTGGCTCGCGGTGAAAGATCTCCGCGAGTCGCTTGAGCTTTGAAAGGGTCAGTTCCGTCTTTCCCTTTTCGAGACGGTTATAGTTCTCGGTGGAAATATCCATCTCTGCGGCGACCTCGGCTTGGGTCTTCCCGCTGGATTCCCTGATCTTTTTAAGTTGGTTCGTCATGACTAAACTTATAACGAAAATCGTCAAATCATGTATGACGCAAATCGACAATGAAAGAGCTTGACTCTAGTTGTCGATAATCGACATATTGGCGGGCATGAGATTGAAGCTGTGGCGACAGACGCACGAACACACCCTGGCGGAAATGGCCGGTATTCTCGCAATTGAGAATGCTCGGACGTATCAGCGCTACGAGGATGGCGAGAACAGAGCCGACGCCCCGCTTGTCGAACGCATTCTTGCTGCCACCGAAGGCGCGGTTTCGCTCGACGACCTTCACCAGCAGCGCCTTGACTGGTTGCGCGCCAACAAGCCGGAGGCGTTCAATACCGGCGCGCCAGCGGATACCCCTCTTATGATGGAGGCGGCATGTCGTTAGGTTCCTTGCGCAGCCAGTGGAGTGTCTGCGCCAACTCGCGCCGGGCTGGCGGACCTCCAATGCCCGGCGCGCCTTCTCTTTGCAGTGCAGTTCGGTCGTTCGTCCAGCCATGCGGCCCTCCGTGATTTGCTGACGAACCACCGATAGGGCGCGACCCAGCGCCGATCATCGAATCCATTTCCGATTTTGTTTCCTTGATTTCGAGGGAGAGTACCTGTGCGCACAATTTCCGAGATCGAAATCCGATCAATCAAATCCGCAACCGAAGCGTCCTACACCTTGGGTGGCGGCGTCACCGCGTTTCCGGAGCTGACGCGCGTCAATGTTTCGACGCTCTCAAAGTATGCGTCGTTCAATGATGATCTGAAGGAAAGCGTCATTCCTTGTGACGTGGCAATCGAAGCCGATCGACGCGCAAAAAGTCCCGCGATCGTCAGCGCAATGGCGCGGCTACTTGGATACCGGCTAGTTCCCGACCAGGCAGAGCAGATTGACGGTCCGATAACTGAGCATGACGCCCATCGCGTCCTTTCGGAAAGCATGGATCTGTCGAAGGCGATCCTGAATGCTCTTCTCGATAACCGCATCGATGCCTTGGAGCGCAAGCAGATCGCGCGGGAAGGTCGCGAAGCCCTACGCGCTATAGAGCAGGTTTTGGTTAAGCTCGAAGAGGGAGGCGCTTGATGGAACAGGCGATTGGACCTGATGGTCACGCGCTTCTCCGCCGCATTCGGCTTCTTCGCGATCAGCATCTCGCCGCAGACGAGACGGACAGACAATTGCTTCTGTCGCTAATCGCGCGCGGCCATGTGCGTCGCTGCGGTTCGGCTCATGCGCGACTGACACTCACCTCGAAGGGTAACACCCAACTCGACCGCCTAATGAGGTGCGAGTGATGAACATTCTGGCGCCGTCCACCACTCATCAACGCATGCAGGCGTTTGACAGCCTGCCAAAGCCGCTCCGGATCGCAATTTCCGGAGCGGCTTTCCCTTACGACCCACGTGAGATCGCAGAGCGCATCGCCAAGGGTCGTCGTCCAGAAACCATTCTGCGGGGCATCGTCCGCTGCGAGCGGAGGGCTCAACAATGAACGCAAGGGCACATCAGGTCTCGCGGGATCGCCAGACCGATCTTCTGGCCCGCGCAAGACGCGACGGGTTCGTTATCAGTGAAACATCGGCGGAGCGCCTGTCCTGCATCAAACTCAACACCAAGGGTTTGCTTGCGCGCGATCCGAAGGCGGCGGACAAGTGGTATCTCACGGACAAGGCTGCCGCCGAGCATCCGCCTGAGGCTGAGCCGGCTGGGTCGGCGGAGCGAACCATTATCCGTCGTCGCATCGACAGCATCGACAGCGCAGATCGGCTGCGCGTTGTCGACCAGGCGGCGGTTGAGGCTCTCAAGCCATCGATCCGAGAGCACGGTTTAAAGACGCCGATCACGGTGCAGGGCAAGCCCAGCGATGAGCGCGTGACGCTCTGTGCAGGAAAGCACCGCCTGGAGGCCATGCGCCAGCTCGGCGAGGAATTGATCGACTGCTTCCACGAGGATGTCGATGACCTCGATCGAGAGCTTTGGGAAATCGACGAAAATCTGATCCGGTCGGAGCTGACGCCCGCTGATCGGGCGTTGTTCGTCGCGCGACGCAAGGAAATCTACCTTCTGAAGCATCCCGAAACTGCTCATGGCGGCGATAGATCAAGTCGCCAAGTTGGCGACTTGCTTAGTGCTCGTCGGTTCAGTGCTGCGACAGCGGAAGCAACTGGGCAGAGCGAGCGCGCCATTCAGCGGGACGCATCTCGTGGAGAGCGTATCACGGAGATGGCTCTGCACCTCGTGCGTGGGACGCGGCTGAACAGCGGCGCTTTCCTCGATCGATTGAAGACCGTCGCGGAGGACAAGCAGGTTCTCTACGTCAAGGCAGCCCTCGACGACGAAAAACGCAAGGCTGCCGAGGTGAAGGAAAACCGGCGGGCGCTCTCTGAAGTCCGCCATGCTGTGCGACTGACCCACATGGCGCATGTTACCGCAAACGGCGCGGCGACCGCCGGTCAGGTAGCCCACAAGTTCCCGATCATTTATGCGGACCCGCCATGGAAATTCGGCGTCCACTCGGAGGTGACGGGGCGCGAGAAGAGCCCAGAGAACCACTATCCGACCATGACGACGCACGAGATCTGCGCGCTTTGGGAACAGATCGGATCGCCGGCGAAGCAGGACTCCGTTCTATTTCTCTGGGCAACAAACCCGATGCTGCCGGATGCGCTGAGCGTAATGGCTGCGTGGGGCTTCGCCTACGTGCATCACTGGATATGGGACAAGGAGGTTGCTGGCACCGGTTACTGGGGCCGTGACCGCCACGAGCTGCTGCTGATTGGGCGGCGCGGAAACCCTGCCGCGCCCTTGCCTGGTAGCCAACCGCAGACCGTCCATCGCGAGACGAAGGGGCGGCACAGCGCTAAGCCTGCCTTCTTTGCCGAAACGATCGAGCGTTTGTATCCGGATATGCCACGCCTCGAAATGTTCTGCCGCGACCCGCGTCCGGGCTGGACGGCGTGGGGCTTCGAGGCCAAGGCGGAAGGCGAGGTGGCTTGATGTTCCCCGTCTCGTCTCTCCCATTCGTTGATCAAGCTATTTGGGCAGAATCTCCCGTAGCGATCGGCGTATCCGGAGGCAAAGACAGTCAGGCGGCAGCGCTGGCGACGTTCCAATATCTTGACCAACTGGGGCATCAAGGTCCACGGGTTCTTGTTCACGCCGATCTTGGTGTTGTCGAGTGGAAGGATAGTCTGCGCGTTTGCGAGGAGCTTGCAGGCCATCTTGGTTGCGAGCTTTTGGTTGTCCGCCGCAAGGCCGGCGACTTAATGGATCGATGGGAAGCGCGATGGCGTTCCAGCGTCGATAGATACGCGGCCCTTGAAACGGTAACCCTAGTTCCATGCTGGTCAACTCCGCGAATGAGGTTCTGCACCTCGGAACTCAAGACTCATGTCATTCAGGCCGAGCTGAGGCGGCGATACAAAGGCCAAACGGTCATCAATGTGACGGGGGTTCGCCGCGAGGAAAGCGCAGCGAGATCCAAATCGACCGTTGCTGACGAAGGCGCGGCCAATGACAGCTTCATCAACTGGCGGCCTATCGTGGATTGGACCGTGCGGGAAGTGTTTAGCGCGATCGACGCCAGTGGCCTCGCCCCACATCCTGCTTATCGCGAAGGTGGGATGAGCCGAGTTTCCTGCATGTTCTGCATTATGTCGAACATTGCGGATCTGATGGCTGCCGCTGCGCAGCCCGAGAGCCACGATCTCTATCGTCGGATGATAGGGCTTGAATGCGACAGCAGCTTCGCGTTCCAAGGCTCCAGGTGGCTTGGCGATGTCGCACCGCAGCTGCTCACGTCAGATCTTCACGAGCGCCTCATCGTAGCCAAATCGACAGCACTCTGGCGCACACAGGCAGAGGCTCGCATCACTGAAGGCATGCTGTATGTCAAGGGATGGCCCACCCGTATGCTTACGGATGCAGAGGCGGACATCCTAGCCGGCGTCAGAGCAGAGATCGGCGCGCTCTTCGGCATTGAATGCGCTTTCCTCGATCGTGAGAGCATCCATGATCGCTATGCGGAGCTGATGCGTCAGCGGGAGGCGGCATGAGCCAGTTCCTCCGACCAGAAATCGATGATTGCGAGAACGACGCAGAACGCGCGAACTGGCTTCTCACGTCGCCGATCGACTGCCTTATCCGCGATGAGAACTTCATTCGAATGGTTCTTCGCGGGACTCATTTTCATGCCGGCCTTGCCTACCTCGAAGCTGAGCTTTCGCACCTACGCGAGCCACGGCGCGAGGACGGTTGGCCGGTTCAGATTCTTGCTATAGCGGCCGCACGGGGACGGCTGAAACGAATTGCGAGCGGTGCGACGCTCAAATCGGAGGCAAATCCGTAAAACCATGGAATGGCAGCACGAGGCTTATCGGTCCGTTTTCTTCTGCGGCGGCGTGAAGATCGGCACAGTAAATCCACCTTGGAATGGCACAGGGCGCTGGCGCTGGCGCATTTGGGTGACGAGCACAACTCATCCGCAAGACGGACGTGCGGACACTCGCGAGCATGCCATGCGGCAGGTCGAGGGCCGTTTTAACGCTTTCCTCATGACGGCACGCCTGCGGTCGGAAGGCGGTGCGGTGTGAGCATCATGATCATGAGTCGGTTGTTCCGAATGAACCTAGGTGGTTGCAACAGGAAGCTTCTGGCAGTGCGCCTGGCTGACTTCGCAGACGATGAGGGTCGCGGCATATATCCAGGCGTGAAGCGTCTCGCTGCCGAGACGGAACTGTCTGAGCGGACCATCCAGCGCATCCTCGCTGATTTCGTACAGGACGGCATCCTTGTTGTCGTGAAAGAGGCATCTGGTCGGCCCGGACAGGCTACCCGCTATGACTTCGATCTGGCTGCGCTGTTCGGATACACCCCTAAGGAGACGGGTGACATGGTGTCACCCGTTGAACAGGCCGGACGGGTGACAAACGAGCAGGAGACGGGTGACACCGACGACAGAGACGGGTGTCACGGTGTCACCCGAACCGTAATAGAACCACCATTAGAACCATCATCTGAGAGAGAGGGCGCGCGAGCTGGTTCGGAAGAAAGCGATACGGCCCTCGTCGAGGATCGTCGGAAGGTCGAAAAGGAGTTCAAGCTCTGGTATCGCAACTGGCCAACATCCCTCAGCGACAGCGAGCCGGCGGCGCGCCGTGCTTGGGATGCCTTGACTGTCGACGAACGCGCAGTCTGCCTCCAGCGGACGCCTGCGTTCATCAATGCCGTGAAGGCAATCAAGGGTAAGTTCACGTTCTCTAGCGTCTACCTGTCGTCCAGGGCTTGGGAAAAGCTCGACGATCCGAAATCAGACGTGGCGCTGCCTTCGGTCCACAATCCTTTCAGCAGGGCTTGGATGGCAGGACTGCTCGCCGAGCTGATGAAAGCACCCAATCAGAACATGCCGGTGCCCACGGCTTTCCAGAATCAACAACTGAAAGCTGGTGGCGAAGCGGCGGAGGCCGTCCGTCGGGATCGTCTGCGGAAATACGGATGGCCTCGGGTCAATACCATGTTCAGCCAAGCCTATGACCGCAAGGGCGTCACCGTACGGCCCGATCTCGCGGCGCTCTCTGAGGTGTTCCAGCGTGTCGACGCAAACACCCTGGAGCGGTGGAAGTGTGCCTTCGAGAGCCGCGGTTGGCCTTGGCTGCCGAACACCGGGCACGAGTGGTTCTTCTTCCCGGCGGGGGAGCCTGAAGAGGCTTTGAGCGATTTCAGCAACGCAATCACGAGGGAACGAGGCGATGACGATGGAGTTTAAGCGCGGCGCATTCGATTTCGGCGGGAAGGTCTCCCTCAAAGGGATAGAGAAGCTCGACAGAATCGCCGACGAACAGCGAATCATGATCAGCAATCTGGCTATGGCGAGCCGCCGAATCATTGCTGACTATCCCGAAATCTGTGCCTGGTATTGCTTATCCGTCAGAACCGGGAGCGAGTTTACGGTGGAAAAGTTCCTGTATGAGGAAAATGTTGAGGCCTTGGTGCCGACGTTTCTGACGGCTCCAAAGTACACGAGGGGCCGTATGGTTCAGCCTCACAAGAGGCCGGTGATGCCGGGTTATGTGCTGGTTCAATGCGCTGCTAGCGCTCATGCGTTCATCGCCTTGATGAGGGTAAAGCATGTCATGGGCATCATCGGTGGCGCTGAGAAGCCGTTCAAAATCCCGTTGAAACACATCGAAAAATTCAGAGCGCGTGCGAAAGGCGGCGAATATAACTATCGCCAAATAAACGTCGACTATCACCTCGGAGAACCGGTTAAGGTAACGGACGGACCGTTCGCGTCTTTCAGTGCCGAGGTGGTCGCCGTCGATGGCGAAAAGCATCGCGTGACAGTCGAGGTGGAGATCTTCGGTCGGAAGACGCCGCTCGAATTAGATGTTGCGCAGGTCGAGAAAGTGTGAGTAGAAATCGTCTCACGGACAAGCTGATGATCCTGCAGTGAGCCTCTGAGAACACACGAGAGTGTGGGGCAATAGCCCGAGGTTGGTACACCGGTCAGCCCCCGCCCTGAAAGCCAAGATACGGCGATAGATTCAGGGTCAGTGCGACAGCTATGAGATGATGACAGGCGGCCTTGGGGTCGCCTTTGTTGTTTAATGGTTATGAGCTGTCGTGCTGGGCTCATGAAATCCTAGATCAGGAGATCGCAATGGGTATCCGTTGCAAGATGACGTTGGAGAACGTTTACGCGAATGCTTGGGGTGGCTCGAAGGCAATCTTCCGCTGCACCTATGACAAGGCCATCGCTGAGGATCTGTCGTTCTCGAAAGCGACGCCAAGCGGTTTTGCCGAGTACAACATCGACAATCCTGCGGCTGCTGAGCAGCTCGTCATCGGAAAGCAATACTATGTCGACTTCACTCCGGTGGAGTAGTTAGCGTATAGGCGGCCTTCGGGTCGCCTTTTCTGTTTAAAGGGTATGGGCAAGCTCACATCCCTGAAGCCTCGGCTCAAGACCCTCGGCTCTCGGCTCACTCCGATCTCTCCATCGACACGTCAGGAAGCGGAAGCGCAGCGCAGTCGTGAGCGTGACCAGAGCCAGCCATGGCGAGCCTGGTACAAGAGTAACCGATGGCGGAAGCTGCGAGAGGAAGTGCTGAGGCGTGACCTCTACACCTGCAAGCAAACGGGTGTTCTCTGCATCGGTAAGCATCCAGCCGATAACAGTCCAGTGGTTGACCATAAGATCCCGCATCGCGGTGACGAGCGGTTGTTCTGGGATGTGAACAACCTGCAGACAGTGAGCAAAGCCTACCACGACAGCGAGAAGCAGAAGCAGGAGCGGGCTCGGCCCGGCTGGTGATATGGCCAAGGATGCAAGCGAGATCATTGTCGACGGCAGCGAACTGCTGCGCACACTGAGGATCGGTGTTCGCTTGCCCAAAGGCTTTGCCCTGCGGATGTGGATGGCGACCAAGCTGTTCGAGCTAGCAGGGATCGTGAGCGGCATGACCGTGGTCGTCGAGGTCGATGACAGCAACACCGATGAGGCAGGAGCCTGACGATGCAGATAGCAATGATCGAAGGCGCAACGCGTATCATCGGTAAGAGCCAAGGCTACCTTGGTCTGCCTTTGCTGGACGAGGTGATCCACTGCACTGTCGGAGGCGAAGGAACGCCAGCGATGGTCACGGCTTGGTCACCCACACCTGAAGAGCTTGCTCGCCTCAATGCAGGTGCATCTGTGCACCTTCGTGTCCTCGGCACCATGCACCCACCGGTCATGGTCGATGTGGGTGAACCGCCGATCGAGGCCTGACCCCTCAGGGGGGTGGGTCGAAAGTCTGGAGGACCCCCTCGGCCCGGACCCGCGCCCCTCTCATTTAGAGATTTTTTTCGGATGAACGAGAATTTTGACCTCTTCGGTCACTCGATCCCAGAGTGGAAAGGGAAGCGAGGTAGACCCCCATACGAGCCGTCCGACAAAGACCGCAACAAAATCAAACTGTTGCTGGCGCTCGGATGGTCGATTGAGCGAATGGCGAACGGCATCGGTATCTCGCCAGCCACTTTGAAGAGGTATTTTAGAGCCGAGTTGAAAGAGCGCGGGGCTATGCGAGACAGGCTCGATGCAAGGCGCTTCGAGATCGCGATGGAGCAGGCCAACGCTGGCAACGTCGCTGCCCTCAAGGAGTTGGGCAAGATGCTCGATAGCAACGACCGCATGGGAATGGATCAGCGGCTACGCGACGCCCAGGAGAAGAGGCGAGGTGACGCCGCAAAGGAAGAGACCACGCCCCAAGGCAAGAAGGAAGCGGCAAAGGCTGCAGCGAAGACAGCCGGAGCAGACAGCGATTGGGGCAGTGATCTCCTTCCGGGAATCCAAGGGAAACCGAACTGATGGACACAGCTTGGATGCCGGAGTCGACCTGGTCGACTGCTGTTCCAGACTGGAAAGAGCGCATCCGCTTTCGAAGATCCATGGTGCCGGATCTGCCGCTCTTCGATGCCGTGGCGGAAAAGGCACTACGGATTTTCAAGCGGCTCCGCGTGCCGGACGTCATCGGAAACCCCACCTACGGCGAGGCCTGCGACGAGTGGGTCTTTGATATCGTCAGGGTCATCTTCGGGAGCTATGACCCCGAAATAAAGCGGCGCATGTTGCGGGAATTCTTCCTGCTGGTGCCGAAGAAGAATGGAAAATCCTCTATCGCCGCCGCCATCATGGTGACGGCGGCAATCTTGAACGAGCGGCCGGAAGCCGAGTTGCTGCTGATCGCGCCGACGAAAACAATCGCAGGGATCTCGTTTAAGCAGGCTGCTGGTATCGTCCGCCTGGATGCGGAGCTTTCCAAGCTCTTCCACATTCAGGATCATCTGAAGACGATCACGCACTTGAACACACTTGCGGTGATCATCGTTAAGGCTGCTGCCGCTGACGTTATCACCGGCTCGAAGGCCACCTACATCCTGATCGATGAAACGCACGTCTTCGCGACCATGGCGAAGGCCGCAGACATCTTCGTCGAAATCCGCGGTTCACTGGCCGCTCGACCCGACGGCTTCCTGGTGCAGATTACCACCCAGTCGAAGACGCCGCCAACAGGCGTGTTCAAGGCTGAGTTGAAGAAGGCGCGCGACGTTCGCGACGGTCTGTTTGAGTTCCCCATGCTGGCGGTTCTCTACGAACTGCCGCCGGAGGATGCGGTCGACGGCGGGTGGATGCGGAGGGAGTTGTGGGGGCTCGTCAACCCGAACCTAAACCGTTCCGTCGATGAGGCCTACCTCGCGGGCGAGATTGCAACGGCGCTGCGCGAAGGGCCTGAGAAGCTGGCTCTGATCGCGTCCCAGCACTTCAACGTGGAGGTCGGGCTTGGACTACATGCTGATCGCTGGGCTGGAGCCGACTACTGGCTTGCAGCAGCGGCCAAGGAGATGACGCTCGATCGTCTCCTCGCAGAGAGCGAGGTTGTCGTGATCGGTGTCGATGGTGGTGGCCTCGATGACTTGATGGCGATTGCGGTCATTGGTCGTCAGAAAGGCACACGCAACTGGCTGCACTGGGGTCGGGCTTGGGCACATGAGGATGTGTTCGAGCGCCGGCAGGAGATAGCGCCACGCCTTCGCCAGTTCGAGGGTGAAGGGGACCTGGTTGTCTGTAAGGAGGTTGATGACGACGTGAACGAAATCGCGGATATCTGCGAGAGGGTTCACGCGCTAGGCCTTCTGCCGGAGCAAGCAGCTATCGGTCTTGATGCCTATGGTATCGCAACGCTGCTTGATACCTTGGCTGAAAAGGGGATTGGCGGGGATCTGACCTTGGCAGTCTCTCAAGGCTGGAAACTTCAATCGGCCATTACGACGCTGCCTAGAAAGCTCAAGGACCGAACGTTGCAGCATTGCGATCAGCCTTTGATGGCTTGGGCAGTGGGCAACGCCAAGACTGAGTTGCGAGGCTCGAACTATCTGGTGACAAAACAAGCGGCCGGCGCGTCGAAGATCGACCCGCTGATGGCTCTCTTCAACGCAGCGATGCTGATGTTCCAGAACCCGGAAGCGAGGGGTGACGGCATGGACGATTACTTCAAGAGCATGGCAGGTGCGGCGTGAACCTTCTTCGAAAAATGGCGGATGTCGTCATCCGAACGCTGTCTCTCACCAGTTCGGCCGGCTGGCGCAGCGAAGGCGAGCGTGGGGACGCAGGTGAGTTGGTGACTGCCGATAGTGTCCTGAGCATCTCAGCGGTATGGGCCTGCGTGAATCTCATCGCCGGCACAATCGCAAGTCTGCCGGTCATGATCTACCGCGTCGACAAGAAGGGAAATCGTGTCGTTGCTAAGGAACATCCATTGTATCGCGTGCTGCATGACAGCCCAAATTATGATCAGACGGCTGTAGACTTCTGGGAATTCGTGGCTGCTTCTATCGAGCTTCGAGGCAATGGGTACGCCCGAATCGAACGAAGCGTAGGGAATGTCGCCGGCCTTCATCCAATCATTCCGGAGGTTTCCGTCCGGCGTCTAACGAATGGCTCGATCGAGTATCGGTGGTCACAAGACGGAAAATCATACGTCGAAACCGACCAGAACATTCTCCATATCCGCGGCTTTGGCGGGAACCCTCTTGGCGGTCTCTCTACCCTCCACTATGGCCGGCACGCTTTCAGCCTAGCTCGAGCAACTGACAGATCGGCGGCAAGCATGTTCAGGAATGGCTTGCGCCCTTCCGGTGTTCTCACCTTCGAGAAGTGGCTCAATCCCGAGCAGCGGAAGGTCGCCGAGGACAAGCTTACCGAGAAGTATTTCGGCGCGATGAACTCCGGCCGCCCGCTCATTCTTGAGGGCGGAACCAAGTGGGAACAGCTCACAATCTCGCCAGAAGATGCGCAAATGCTGGAATCCCGTGCATTCTCGGTCGAGGAAATTTGCCGGTTCTTCGGAACTCCGCCATTCATGATCGGCCACACCGAAAAAACAACGAGCTGGGGCAGCGGTGTTGAGCAGCAAACGCTCGGCTTCCAGAAATTCACGCTTCGTCGCCGGCTCAAGCGAATGGAACAAGCTCTCGAAAAGCAGCTCCTTACGCCTGCCGACAGGGCAAATGGCGTGACGATTGAGTTCAACCTTGATGGTCTGCTCCGGGGTGATAGCTCGGCACGCGCCCGTTTCTACCAGCAAATGACTGGGATCGGCGCCATGACCATCAACGAGGTCCGCGCCCTCGAAAACTTGCCGCCCGTAGACGGTGGCGACGTTCCTCGCATGCAAATGCAGAACGTGCCGATCACTGAGATCGACGAAGAAGCAGTCCGCCGCTTGATCTCCGAAGGAAAGGGAGCATCCGCATGATTGTCGCCAATGCACTTTCGCTGCTGACGAAGTCGGCAGCTGTCGATCAGCTCCAGAAAAATGGCCCTTGTGTCGAGATCAAAGCTGACAGCCTGACGGAAACGGGCGAGTTTGAAGGGTATGGCTCGACGTTCGGTGGGAAGCCGGACAGTTATGGAGACGTGATCGCGCCTGGTGCTTTTTCGGAAAGCCTGAAGTCGGGCGTCATGCCGAAAATGTTCTGGCAGCATGACCCTTCCAAGCCCATAGGCAAGTGGATGGATGCCAAGGAGGACAGCAAGGGCCTCTTCCTCAAGGGTAAGCTGAACATGGATGTTCAGCAGGCGCGTGAGGCTTACTCCCACCTGAAGAACGGCGATATCGACGGCCTATCGATAGGCTATCGGATCAAGGAGTATTCGGTCGATACCGAAACGGGCGTCTGGACGCTTGAGAAACTTGATCTTCGCGAAGTATCGATCGTCTCGATCGGCGCCAACGACAATGCAGTCATTACCAGCGTGAAGGCAGCCAAGCAGCTGCATCAGCTGACTGAAAAGCTGAAGGCCGGGGACCGGCTGACAGAACGAGAGTTCGAAATTTGGCTCAAGGGATTGGGCTTTTCGAATTCGCAGGCGGAGCGTGCCGCGCGCCTCCATCTGAAAGGGCAGAGGGAATCTGCCGGTGCGGACGAAGCGCTTGCCTTTCTGCAGGCAATGAAGGGCTGACAGCCCGACCATCACCAACCTCATCTAGGAGATTCCCCATGAAGGGACATAGACGTGCCGTTTTTGCGGCGATGTCGAGCATTGCTGTGCTCGGCGTAATGACCCAATTTGAACGTGCTGCCGGCCGCTATCTTCGCGCGCCGGATCACGATACCAGCACGAAGAGCGTTTCTGAACTGGCGGCAGACATCAAGGCTGATCATCAGAAGGCCTTCGATGCCGTGAAGGCAATCGCCGATGAAGCTCTCGGCAAGGCCAAGTCGGGCGAAGCTCTGTCCTCCTCGCTGAAGGAGAAGGCCGACGAAGCTCTCGTCAAGATGAACACGTTGACCGAGCAGGTTGCCCAGATGGAGCAGAAGCTCGCTCGGGGTGCTGGCGGCGAACATGAAGGTCAGAAGACCATCGGCGAGCAGTTCGTCGAGGGTGATGGCTTCAAGGCATTCAAGGATGCCGGCTTCTCGAAGAGTGCGCGCGGTGCGGACCTCAACGTCAAGGCAACGCTGACTTCCGCAACCACCGATTCGGCTGGTTCTGTCGGCGATGCGATCGCTCCAACTCGCATCCCTGGTGTCATGCCGCTCGCGCAACGGCGCATGACTGTCCGCGATCTGCTTTCGCAGGGCCGGATGGACGGCAGCACGCTGGAATACGTCAAGGAAACCGGCTTCGTGAACAACGCCGCGCCGGTCGCTGAGGGCGCTGCCAAGCCATCTTCGGACATCAAGTTCGATCTGGTGACTACGACTGCAAAGGTTATCGCTCACTGGATGAAGGCTTCGAAGCAGGTTCTCGAAGACATATCCCAGCTTCGCTCAATCATCGACCAGCGCCTGCTCTATGGCCTGGCTTATGTCGAGGAAAGCCAGCTGCTGAACGGCGACGGTACCGGTCAGAACCTGAACGGTATCATTCCGCAGGCGACGGCGTATTCGGCACCGATCACCCTGACCTCGCCGACCAGCATCGATATCATGCGCCTCGCGATGCTTCAGGCGGCGCTTGCAGAGTATCCTGCGACCGGTCACGTCATGAACCCGATCGACTGGGCATGGATCGAGACGCTGAAGGATGGCGAAGGCCGTTACATCATCGGCAATCCGCAGGGCACGGTTACTCCGACCCTCTGGGGACTGCCGGTGGTAACCACCCAGGCGATGACGGTCGATAAGTTCCTGACAGGTGCCTTCAAAATGGGCGCTCAGGTTTTCGACCGTTGGGATGCTCGTGTCGAGGCGGCCTACGTCAATGACGACTTCATCAAGAACCTGATCACGATGCTTGCGGAAGAACGCCTGGCGCTGGCTGTCTATCGTCCGGAAGCCTTCATCTACGGCGACTTCGGTCGCGTGACCTGATCGAGTTCGGCTCGTGAAGGAGGGCGGCATTCATTGCCGCCCTCTCTACGAACCGAAGGAGAGCAGCATGAAAACCTACACAGTTCTTCGCCAGCATCTCGGCGACAAAATGTACATGCCGGGTGACGAGCGGCAGGCGACGGAGGGTGACGTTACTCACCTGATCCGAAACGGTGTCCTGGAAGAGAAAAAATCCGAGAAGCGTGTGGTCAATAAGGCCGCGCCGCCGGTCAAGAACAAGAGCGAATAGCCCATGTACCGTCCCGTTCTCGTCGTGAAGCCAGCGGCGCTGCCTATCTCTGTCGCCGACGTGAAGACCGCGCTGCGCGTAGACGGGCCGGACAACGATGTAGAGATCGAGCGACTGATTAACGCAGCCGTCGATCATTACGAGGGATGGTCTGGTGTGCTGGGTATCTGCCTCGTAGCGCAGACCTGGCGGCAGGACTATGGGCGCTTCGAGGACAAGATGGCTCTCGCCCTCCGGCCGGTGCAGTCGATAGCATCGGTGACATATCGGAACTCACTTGGCCAGGAGGCTACTGTCGCGGCCGATCAGTACGCGCTGAAGCAGGATGGCGGCGGGCAGTCATATGTCAGATTCGTCAGCGAGTTCTCCGCGCCGACCGATCTTTATGAGGATGCGCCAGTTTCTATCGAGTTCGTCGCCGGCTGGCCTCTTGGCAGTGAGGGCAAGCCGACGACCCCTGCCGATATTCAAACGGCGATCATTATGTTTGTCCAAAAACACCTCGACGAGGCCGCTCGGGCGAACTGGGACATTCTAGATCGCGTCGAGAAAGACCTGATCTCGAAATATCGACTTCCGCTCATTTGAGGAGAGACCGATGCGCGTTCGATTTAGCCATGATTTCGACTACAAGCCCACGCTTCAGGCCACCATCGGCTACAAAGCCGGGATGGAGCTGACGGTGAAGCGCGAATGCGGCGAGCAAGCAATCGCCGCCGGCAAGGCGAAAGAGGTCAAGCTCGTAGGAAGGCCCGACGATGGCGCCGACTAACGCACCTACCGCGCAAGAACTCCAGCACCGGGTCTACTTCGACGAACGATCAGGGGGCGATGATGGCTATGGGAATTCCGAAGGCGAGTTTCAGGAGCGCTTCGAAGTCTGGGCAGCGTTTCGTTCACGCGGAGGCTCCGAGGCTGTTGTGGCCGCGAGGTTGGAAGGACGCAATATCCTCGGCGTCTACCTCCGTTCGACTTCCCAAACGAGGCAGATCGCAGCCGACTGGCGGATGAGGGACAAGCAGTCGGGCGAGACCTACGCGGTGAAGATCGTCGACGCAGTTACCGATCGAAATTGGGTCTATCTCGAAGCCCAAACCGGCATTTCTGCATAGCTAGAGGCAACCATGAGCGCAGGAAAAGAACTATGGGGCGCCATCTACCAGGCGCTCAAAGCGAACTCTGCTCTTGTCGCATTGGTAGACGGGATTCACGACAAAGCGCCGAACGACCCATGGGGAGCCAAGGGGGCTTACATCAGTCGCGGACCGTTTTATGGCTCTTCTGATGACGCCGACTGCATTCTGGGGCAGGAAATCACGGCTCAGATCGATATCTGGTCGCGCAAGCCCTCCCGCTGGTCGATGGATGACATGATAGCCGAGGTTCGACGAGCGTTGCACGGGAAGGAATTCCCGCTCGACGAACTGGCGCTTGCGACGATGGAGGTTCGGCTCTGGCGCGTCGTGGACGATCCAGATCCGACTCAGCAGCACGGGATTGTCCAGGTTCTGGCTCTCATTGAAGAGAGTGCGACGTGATAGCAAAAATTGAAGGTCTGAAGCGCCTTCAGGCAAAGCTCGATCGGCTCCCAGCAAAGGTCAAGCAGCGAATCCGGGACGCGATGGAGGCGGGAGCGCAGGAGATCGTCGACTTGGCAAAGTCGTTGGTCCCTGATGACACCGGAGAGCTGCGCGACAGTATCGGTTGGACCTATGGCAGGGCGCCGAAAGGGGCCATGACGCTCGCCACAGTCGAAAGCACTGGTGGCGATCTTACCATCACCATCTACGCCGGGAACAGCGAAGCCTTCTACGCCCGTTGGGTCGAGTTCGGCACTAGCGCGCACGTTGCGGGCGGCAAGTTCGCCGGCGCCAAAATCCCTGCACAGCCAGCGCGACCGTACTTCTATGTCAGCTTCCGAGCCAAACGGAAGCGCGTCAAAGGCAGGATCACCCGAGCCATCAATAAAGCGGCGAAGGATGTCGCCGCCGGAAAGTAAACTGCAACCGCCATCAAGGAGACCTTATATGGCACAGCCAACTACCGCCCGTTTCGGCAAGTTCCGAGTTCTCCTCGGCAACAGTGCGACGCCGATCGTTTATACCGCTCCATGCGGGTTCACCTCGAAAAGCCTGACGCTCACGAAGGATCTAACCGACGTCAATCTCCCGGATTGCGACGATCCGGACAAGGTCGCCTGGGTCGGTCGCGACGCCAGCTCGTTGTCCGCGGCGATTTCCGGTGAAGGTGTCGCGGCTGTCGAATCTGCCGAAACGTGGCTTGAGGCTTCCGAGAGCGTCGACAGCGTCCCGGTGAAGATCGAGCTGGAGTTCCCGGCCAAAACCATCACTTGGACGGGCCTTATGCATGTCTCTCAGCTCGAAATGGGCGCCGAACAGGGCGGTCGTGTCACTTTGAACGTCCAGATGCAGAGTGATGGCGAACTCGTACGCACGGTGAGCCCGTGAGCCGTGATGCCAGGATCGAAGTGGACTGGGCAGACGGAACGTATTCGTTCCGTCTCGCCTGGGGCCAACTGGTGGAGCTTCAGGAGAAGTGCGACGCCGGACCCTATGTCATCCTCGATCGGCTTAGGACCCATCAGTGGCGAATGGAAGATATCTCCAGTACCATCCGCATCGGCCTCATTGGCGGAGGCCTAAAACCTGCCGAGGCTCTGGTTCTCGCCCGGCGCTACGTGGAGGAGCGCCCTCCGCTCGAAAACGTCCATCTGGCGATAGTCGTTCTGACTGCAGGTCTTATGGGGGCTCCTGACGAACCCTTGGGGGAGGACGAGGCGCCAAGTCAGAGCGAACTCGGCTCGACGATCTCCCAAACGGAAAGCTCCGATTTGGCGCAGTCTACGGAACCGGAGCGGCGGTCGGGTACACGCCGCAAGAAATAAATCAGATGTCGATGTGGCAGTTCACTGCCGCAATCGAGGGCTACCTCGACGCGAACACGCCTGATGACGGCAAAATGGGCGACAAGGAAGCCGACGAGCTTTTCGAGTGGCTGAAATCGAAGGAGTGAGCAGTGGCAGCGACGGATCTCGAACGTCTTGTGGTTCAGCTTTCTGCGGACATCACCAAATACGAGCGTGCAATCAATCGCGCCGCTAGTGTTGGCAATAAGCAGTTTGCTGCGATCGAGAAGCGCGCCGTCGCGATGAACAAGAACCTAGCGAGCTCGTTCGCCGCCTTGGGGGCGAAGGTCGGCGTCGCGCTTGCTGGAGCCTTCACCCTCAAAGGGTTTTCGGACCTTCAGGACTCCTACATCAAGATCCAAAATGCGCTAAAGGCGACGGGTCTGCAGGGCGAGCAGCTGACGGGCGTGTATGATCAGCTCTACGCGTCTGCCCAGAAGAACGCTGCTCCGATCGATGCGCTTGCCACGCTTTATAGCCGGGTCGCTATCAATCAGAAAGAGCTGGGCGTTACGTCTCAGCAGGTTGTCGGGTTGACGGATACCGTCGCCAAGGCGCTGAAAGCACAAGGTTCCAGCGCAACTGAGGCGCAGGGCGCTTTGCTTCAGCTGTCGCAAGCATTGGGTGGCGGGAAGATCCAGGCGGAAGAGTTTGGCTCGCTTATCGACGGCGCGCCCGTGCTGTTGCGCGCTGCCGCAGCCGGAATAAAGCAGGCGGGTGGTTCCGTTGCCGAGCTTACCAAGCTCGTTAAATCCGGTCAGCTTTCCAGCAAAGCGTTCTTCGACGGAATTCAGGCGGGTGCGCCTGTTATCGACGAAATGCTCGCTGGCTCGACAGATACCGCCGCACAGTCAATTACCCTGCTAGAGAACTCGCTCACCAACGCCGCTGGTCGATTTGGCGAGGCAACCGGCGCCAGCGATGTCTTTAAGGGCGCGGTCTCCAGAATGGTGGCGTACCTTGATACCGTTTCCTTTGACGGTTTCATTCAGGCCATCAACAATGTTGCAACGGCGCTCGACACTGCTGCCACAAAGTTTAGTTCTTTCATTCAGCGGGCTAACGAGGCGACTGGCCTGACGCCGCAGGTCATCAACGATCTCAGCAAGTTCGGGCCTTCAACCGACAAGGAGATCTATGAGTATCTCTACAAGGGCGGAAAGGAACGAGAGAAGGCGCTTGCTAATGCAAAGGACCAACTTGGCGTCCAGCAGCAGATCAAGGCGCTCGAAACCAACCCTGTTGGCAATAGCGAGGTTCTTCGCGATCTGAAGCAACAACGCGAGGCTATTCTCGCTGCGCGTCAGGACGCATCCGCTACAGGAACCAGTCTCAACCGAAAGCCTGTTCAAGGCCCTCTGAATTTTCAGGGTCCGGTAAAGCCAGCGGTCGCGATCGCGCCAGTCGATATCACCCAATCCCAATATGCTGTCCCTGCTGGTGGTAGCGGTAGCAAATCGAAGAAGGCGCGGCTCGACGATTATCAGCGCGAGACGCAGCAGCTCAGGGAGCATACGACCGCACTGAACGCTGAGACTGAGGCTCAGTCGAAGCTGAACCCTGTCATCGACGACTACGGTTTTGCGGTGGCCAAGGCGCGCGCGCAGCAGGACCTGTTGAATGCCGCGCAATCTGCTGGAAAGGCGGTTACGCCGGAGTTGTCCGCCGAGATTGACAAGCTTTCGACGGCCTACGCCAACGCAGAAGTTGCTGCCAACCAGCTCGCCGAGAGTCAGGACAAGATCCGCGAGCGCGCGGCAGAAATCCAAGATCTCAACAAAGAGGTATTCCGCGGCATCGTTGACGGCTTTGTGGAGGGCAAGGACGCTGCAGAGGTGTTCAGCGATGCGCTCAGCAAGGTCGGCAGCAAAATCCTCGATCTTGCGTTCGATGACTTCTTTGGCACCGGTGGGAAGGCCGGCACGGGCGGTAGCGGCACGAATATTCTTAGCGGCTTCTTTAAGTTGCTGGGTTTTGCTGCTGGCGGATACACCGGCGCTGGGGGCAAGTACGATCCCGCCGGTATCGTTCATAAGGGCGAATTCGTCATCCCGAAAAACGTTGTCGACAAGGTCGGGGTCGGAAACCTGGAGAAGCTCCTCGGCGGCTATGCCGATGGTGGCTTTGTGGGCAAGGCTCCAACCCTGCCTTCGATCTCCAGCCTGTCCAGCGCTCCCGCCATGTCAATCAATTACGCGCCTGTCTACGACAATCGCGGGGTGGACAATGAGCGCCTGGCGAGGCTTGAGCAGCTTCAGGAGAAAGATCGCCGGGAGTTTTCGTCGAAGGCGATCAGCGCGGTGCAGAAGGCTCGAAAGAGCAACGTGAAAGGTCTCTAAATGGCAATCGCCTTTCCGCGCGATATCCTGGACGGTTTCCCCGGCTGGTCGGTTAGGTTTGAGCTCGCATACCGCCAAGAGCGCTCGCGTACGGCCGGTGGCAAAACCTTCGCCAAAGATCTCGGCTCGCCGATCTGGCGAGCCTCCTACGTCACGAAGCCCGTGCGGGCTAACACCGTCGACAAATGGCGAGCGAAACTGGCCAGCATGGACGGTGGCATCCAGACGTTCCTCGGCGTCAACCTATCTCGCTGCTACCCGATTGCCTATCCGCGCGGCTCATGGCCGACAGGGGACGCTTTCGGCGGCACCGGCGGCATCACCGGCATTGACGCCAACCGGAAGGTTTTCAGCGTTCAGGGCTTTCCTCCTGGGTTCAAGCTTTCTGAAGGCGACATGATACAGGTCGGTGCGACTGATCTGCATTGGGTGGAATCAGACGCGGTAGCAAACGGCTCCGGCGTGTTCCCAACGCTCGAAGTACGTCCGCACCTCTGGCCGTCGGTGACAGCAGGCGCAGCAGTGACCGTCAAGCGGCCTCACTGCATCATGTCGATCGACCCTGACACGGTCGGCACGCAGACGGATCTTGCGACCGGTACGGGCGCCATCTCCTTCGATGCATGGGAGGTCCGCTGATGCCGCGCAATATGACGGCTGCCAATGTCGCGGCCCTACAGCAGCGCCGGCTCGTCGCGCGTGATTTCCTCTGGATTGTCGCTCGCGATCGAACCACTGGCGCGCCTGTGCCTGATGGCACGTGGAGCGATTGGGGAGATGTGTCGGCTCAGGTGATCAACCCTGACACCGGCCTCACCGAAACCCGTGACTTCTACGGCTCCGGAACGCTGGTCCATATGAGCGATATCCCGCTCGTCAAGAACATGAGCGTGCAGAACATCACGATCAGCATGTCGCAGATCAATGATCACGTGCAGCAGCTCGCACGCGACTACGACGTTCGTCAGGCTCGTGTCGAGGTCTACCGCGGCCTCTTCGATCCGGAGACGCGGCAGATGGTGGCGCCGGCTGAAAACCGCTTCGTTGGCTTCGCTGACAATCTCGTTATCGAGACGCCGAGCGAGAACGAGGAGGGCGGTATCACCCTGACCTGTGTCAGCCATACGCAGGAGATGACCAGGGCGAATGCCGAGACCCGTAGCCACGAGACGCAGGTTCTGCGGAACGCCGCCGACGCCTTCTACAAGGATGCGGCGACGACACCGACGTGGAAGATCTGGTGGGGCTCGCAGAAGGGTGTCGTTCCCACGCAGAAGAAGCGCAAGAAGTTTCTAGGGATATTCTGATGCGGGAGCTGTTAGCGAAAGAGGCCATGCTCATCGTCGCATTGCGGTTTGCAATCGCCAATGGCATGCGACTAACCTATCGCGGCACGCTTTGCTATGAGCCCCGCGACTTCAGCTACTGGGGCGCCTGATGCATATTCACGAGGCGCGCCTCAGCCATCTGCCAGCACTTGTCGCGCTAGCGGAACGCTTCCACGTGGAGATCGGGGGCCCATATCCCTTCAAGATTGACCGTGTGCGCGCTTTCCTCTCTCAAGCGATCACGAGCGCGGAATTTCTCACGTTGCTCGCTGGTGAGTCTCCCTGTGGGTTCCTGATCGCGCGCGCTGGCACCAACTACCTGACAGGCGAGCGCATGGCGGAAGAGGTGGCGATGTTCGTCGAGCCCGCCTCTCGATCGGCGGGGCTGGCTGCCGCACTGATAAGCGAGTTTGAGGCGTGGGCAATGTCGACGGGATGCTCTGTCGTCAAGCTGACGTCGCAGCACTCGGCACGGCCCGAAGCGGTCGCGCGGCTCTATCGGCGCAGCGGTTATGCCGCGGCAGAGACTGCTTTCATCAAAAGGCTTTAACTGATGGCAATTTTCACGGCTCTGGCGGCGGGTTTCTCCGCTGTTAGCTCCTTTATTGGCAGCCTCGGCGCATTTGGCACCTTTGCGCTGCGCACTGCTGTCGGGGTTGGCTTGAGCCTTGCCGCTCAGGCTTTGGCTGGAAAGCAGAAAGACACTACGAACTTCTCCATCAATGGGGATATTCAGGGCGGTGGCGATCTCGCGCGCTCGTTCATCCTCGGTCGCTATGCGACGGCCGGCAGCCTCGTCTGGTCTAACACCTGGGGCAATGACGGTGACACTCCGAATGCGTGGTTTACGCAGGTCATCGCCCTTTCCGACCTGCCTATCACCGGCCTCGTCGAGATCTGGGTTGATGGCAAGCAGGTCACCTATGACCCGGCCGGCAACAATAACACCGACTTCGGCTATTCTATCCCGGAATATGAGAACAGCGGCCCGAACCTCTACGTCAAGTTTTACAACGGCAAGCAGACGGCTGCTGATCCCGCGCTCTACACCTATGCCCAGAGCATAGAGCGGCCGTGGGGCGTCGATCGCATCGGCTATGGGGTTGCCTATGCCGTCGTGCATGCACGCGCGACGAAGAACATGTTCAGCGGCTTCCCGGCTGTCACCTTCGTCGTCGATGGCATGCCGCTCTATGACCCATCCAAGGATTCGACCGTCGTCGGCGGTTCTGGGCCTCAGCGCTTCAGCGATCCGTCCACGTGGGGCGGTGATGGCGACCGGCTGCCTGCGGTGCAGATCTACAACATCATGCGCGGCCTGCGCTATGGAACGCGGTGGGTCTATGGCGTACAGGGCCTGACGACGGCTCGCCTGCCGGTACAGAACTGGATCACGGCAATCAATAAGTGCCGGCAGGTAATCGTTTCGACCTCGGGCGACGGCATCCAGTATCAGTCCGGTGGCGAGATCTCTGTTGATCAGCCCGTCAATGCGACGGTCGAGAACCTGCTGACGGCCTGCCAAGGCTCACTCTCCGAGATTGGTGGCGTCTACCGCCTCTTTCTCGGCGAACCCGGCACACCAACGATCAGCTTTACGGATGACGATATCCTGTCGACTGATGGGCAGACATTCACGCCGTTCTATGGCTTGGCCGATACCATCAACGGGATTAGCGGCACCTACCCGGAGCCTTCGAACGGCTGGGTGATGCAGACGGCGCGCCCATACCTGCGCCCGGATCTCGAAGCGGCTGACGGCGGCCGGCGTCTCCTGGCTGACGTGTCCTTCGACCTGGTCCCCTACGCCGAGCAGGTGCAGCGGCTGATGAAGTCGGCGCTCCTGGCGGCGCTGCGCGCCCGCCGACACACGATCGTCCTGCCGCCGAGCTTCTGGCCATATGCGGTCCCCGGTGAGGTGCTGCAATGGACATCGGCACGCAACGGCTATGTGAACAAGTGGTTCGTGATCGATGGTGCTGTCGATCGCGCCAACCTCGATGTCATGGTCGACATCACCGAGGTCGATCCGTCCGATTACGATTGGGACTCTGAAACCGAGTTCCATCCGCCTGTTGACGGTGCGGTCGGTCCTGTTGTTCCCCAGCCGCAGCCGATCATCGATTGGTTCGTCGAGCCCTATGTGCTGCTCGACAACGCCAGCAACAGCCGCAGGCCTGCCATTCGCATGGTCTGGGACAACTCACCGGGCGGCCTGATTGGCGTCATCGGCGTCCAGTGGGAAGTGCGGGACGCGGCAACCTTCGAAGTCATCTATCGCGGCAACACGCTGCGCGCCGATGTTGGCTCGGTCATCATCGCGCAGAACCTCCTACCGAATAACGCCTATGGCGTGCGCGGTCAGCTGGTGCCCTCCGATCCGGACAGGCTAATGGAGTGGAGCGACTGGCTCCCGGTCACCACTCCGAACGTCCTGCTGACGGATATGGATATCTATCTGCCCGGTGTCGTCGAGGGCGTCGAGGAGCTGGTCAACGATGCCACCGCGTGGATTCGCGATGGCACGCGTCAGACCATCCTTGAAGCGCAGCGGATCTCGCGACTTCAGGCTGACGAGGATTTCGGCAGCTTCCTCGCTCGCCAGCAGCTCCGCACGGAAATGGTGCTTACGAACGGCAGCATCACGGCAAGCTACCTCAACGCGATCACCATCGCGACGGGTCCGAATTCGGCTCTGGCGCTCCGCCTCGAGGAGTTGGAAGTCTATGTCGACACGACGGTGGCGAGCGCGATCGACTCGCTGCAGGTGCAGATCGACGAACAGGGCGATGCACTGGCTTCAGCTATCACCGCTCTCTCGGCGGCATCCAGTGCCGGGGACGTGGCGACGGCCAACTTCCGGATGACCGTCAATGCGGGACCGTCCGGATATGCGGCGCGTATCGGTGCGGAGGCTCGTGCGGGTGGCGCTGGCGCGTTCCGTGCGGCTGCCTGGTACCTCGACGTGCCGAGCACGCCGTCGCAGCCCACGCGCTTCCTTGTGGTGGCCGAGCAGTTCGTTGTCGCCAACCAGGCCGACCTCGGCAACGTCAGCAACCCGCTTGTGTTCCAGTCCGGTGTCCTGTCGCTCAACGTTGCAAACATCGGGACGGTGAACACCGGCATCCTGCAAAGCCCGAACGGCAAGATGGTGATCACACTGACGGCCGGCACAATCGAGATCTACGACTGATGGCAAGACGGATCAGACTAACGCCCGGCCGCGTCGTGATCTCCAAGCCGGGCTTTGACGCGGCGAATGCAGACACGATCGGAGACCGTAACAAGGTCTTCGACTCCAATTGGAACTTCTCCGGCACAATGCTCCAGGCGGGCAGGGCGGCAGGATGGAACCAAGCAAGCAATGCGCCGATCACCATTCCGTTCGGTCGCACCTACAGCTTCGTCCCGGCAGCTCGTGTCGTTGGCTTTTACAGGGCAAACGGCGGCTTCCCGACGATCACCGGCTATCAGGCCTACGTCGACACGTGCCAGTGGGGAGCGAACTCGCGCGTCTTTCAGGACCGGATCTATCTGGAGTCCGATACGGACAACGCGACCGCCTCTGAATACATTCTCTGGCAGATTTACGGGGTTCGGTGAATGGCGCGGCGCACGAGAATAGGGCCGCACATCACGACGGGGGAGCCGGGGGTCTACATCAGCCATCCCGGCGTCGACGTCGCCAACACGGCCATACCGTACCTGCTGGACTCGCGATACAAGAACCTCGACCTGCTGACATACGGTGCCGTCGGCATGAGCCGCATGAACGCGGTCTCGGAGACGATCTACTACGCAACCGTGACAATTCCGGATCTCGGCTATCAGCCGCAGTTTTACGCGAACATGGTCTACACCTCAGGCAATGCTGGGGGCATCCCGGTCAATGCTGCCTACTGGCCGTCGTCGGGGGTCACTTTCTACACAAACGCTGGCAATAGCCAGTTCACGCCTCAGTATACCGGCGTCTGGATGCCGAACCGCTTCACGATCTGCGCGCAGTCGAACATCCTGCAGGGCAACGTCAGTGGCAACATGGCGCTCTACTACGTCGTCTTCAAAAATCCGGAGACCGCTTAATGGGAAGGCGCGTGTTTATCGGCAACGACGCCGGCGTCATGAAGTTTCGGGCAACGAACCTAACGACGATCGACTCTCGCTACGCCGACATAAGTCAGCTGACGATCCATGAGCAGATGGCGCCGATGGTGCCGAAAGATTCGGGCGTAGCCGTCTTCAACGTCACCGGCTCCATCAATGTCGGTCTTACGAAGTCGTATTCGTACCCGCCGTTCATCCTGCTCAAATCAAATATCGGCGTGGTGCCGGGCTATCCCAACCTCTGGGCTACGATCAACCCCAACAGTCTCGTCGTCACCATATCGACCCGGTTCGTTCACACCGTAACCTGGTACGCCTTCGACGAGCTCGTCTAGGAGCCTCAATGTCTGAAGAGAACAAACTCACGATCTCGCCGCAGGTGCAACTGGTCGAGATTTCCGCGCAGAAGGCCTTCCTTGAGCAGCGCGTACTGATGCTGTCGCAGCTGCTGCATGACAAGGCCGACGAGGTGCTTGCCCTTCAGCACGATGTCAACGAGCGCAACGAAGGCAATGCCGAGCTTGCAAGGCGCATCGAGGAACTCACCATTCGACTGCAGGCGGCGGAGAGCGATGCTGCCGAGTTCGAGAGGCAGATGTACCTCGCGCTCAATCCGCAGCCGGCACCTGCCGGCGATGCTACCCAACCCGAAATCTGAGAGGCTGGCTGATGGCCGCAATTCTTCCGTCTTCCTACAAGGATGGCACGGTTTCCGTTGCCACCGGCAGCACGGCCGTGACCGGCACCAACACGTTCTGGGGCACGCCAGGCGGTGAGGGCAATCCGATCCTGCCGGGTGACTGGTTCGGCGTTCATAAGGGCTATGCTATCCGTATAGCCTCAATCGAGGGCAACGGCGCGTTGACGCTGGCAAACCCTTGGCCGGGTCCGCCGCAGACCGATGAGCCTTACGAAGTCATGCTTCAGAGCGATAACGCTCGCATGGCGACGTCGACTCGCCAGCTGCTGCAGCAGCTCATGAACGGCAACATCGCGGCATTCACCGGCCTTAACGGCGAGCCGGATACGGTGCCCTATTTCACCGGGCCGGGCGCCATGGGGCTTTTGACCCGGCAGGACCTGACGCAGGGCGTGGACTACGATGTTCAGGTCGACACGCTTGCCGATCGCGCTGCCTACGATCTTCAGGTTCCGGGCTATGCTGTCCTGGTGTCCGACATCGGCGACGGCCGAGCTGCGATCTATTCGAAGGTGACGGCAGCTTCCGGCGACTGGAGCGACCCTGCCTACATCACCGGCCCACGCGGCCTGACGTGGAAAGGGGCATGGAGCGGCGCGACGGCATATAAGAAGGACGATGCAGTCAGCTATAACAATGCGTCGTGGATCGCGCTCGTCGACAACACCAACGTTGCACCTATCGTCGGTGCCACGTGGGGACAGCTGGCAGCTCGTGGCGCTACAGGCGCGACGGGCGTCAATCCTCGCGGCGCCTATGACAACGCCACTGCCTACGGGGTAACCGACTCTGTTCTGGATAACGGCTCGACGTGGATCGCAATCGCGCCAACTACCGGGAACGCGCCGCCGGTTCTTCCTACGACAAGCAATGCCTATTGGCAGCTTCTCGCGCGGAAAGGCACCGATGGAACCGGGACAGGTGACGTTGTCGGGCCGGCTGGTGGCGTCGCGGCGAGCGACATCGTTGCTTTCGACGGCACGACTGGAAAGCTGATCAAGAAGGCTCCCAACGGTTCTGTCGGCAACGCTTTGCTGGCCAATATGGCAGCCGGAACCCTCAAGGGTCGGCGCGCGTCCTCGGGCAATGGCGCTCCCGAAGATTTGACGCCTGCGCAGGTTCGCGGGGAAATCGGAGCGGAATTCCTATCGAGCATTCGCAACAAGCTGCGCAACGGCGGCTTCGATGTCTGGCAGCGCGGGGTGACTTGGAATACCCCTGCAAACGGAGCTTACACGGCTGATGGCTGGAAGGTCGCCTATGACGTCGCAGGAACGTTCGTTCTTTCGGCCGTTACCGCGACCAACGAGGCCATCAACCCGCAGACGTGGCGATATCTCCGATGGAACCAGACTGTCGCCGGAGCCGCGACGTCGCGTCTGCTCATGTCGCCGATCGAGAACGTTCATACCCTTGCCGGTCAGACTGTGACGGTGACCTTTGAGGCATGGGCAACCACGGCACAAAGCCTTGCTGTGAACCTGCAGCAGATTTTTGGAACGGGCGGAAGTCCTAGCGCGTCGGTGGCTCTCGCTGCCCAGACGGTCAATTTGACGACGACTCCTCAGAAGTTTTCGCTGGTCTTCAACCTCGCTGATGTCAAATCGAAAACCCTTGGCACTAACGGTGACGATTACCTCAATCTCATATTCGGCCTGCCGCTGACCGGCACATTCGACATCAAGATTTCTCGCGTCTCCCTCGTCGCCGGTGATGCTACCCAAGAGGCTGATCCGTTCGGCCCTGGCTTGGACTACGCGCGCATTCTCAACATCTGCGAGCGGTACTATCAGCAAGCCTACATCACCTTTGCTCCATACGCGGCGGCCTCTGTGACGCAGGCTATCGGCGTGAATTTCAGAACAACGATGCGCGCCACGCCGACGGCATTGGGCGGAACAGTCATCAGTGCATCGGGCACGACGGTCGCCGGTTATGATTTCTTGACCCCCCAGGGGGCGCGTATGACGCACACGCCGTCAGGTTCTGGCGTCTGTGCCATCGCGGTGAACGCAGCATTTGGAGCGGAGTACTGACATGGAAGTCATAGGCTTTCAGAACCCTGAGAATACCGTCATCCGTGCGATCATCGATGGGGCGGAAATGTTCGTCCCCGACCAGATGGGCAACAAGGAGCGGCGTCGCATCTGGGACGAATGGGAGATGGCGCCTGCACCTGAAGGAACGCCCGACGATCAGCGGGAGCGGGCGAACTCCATCCCGCTGTTCCCAGAGCCTGCGCTGCCCGCGATCAAAGCCGCCCTGAAAGCCTCGATCGATGCCGCGGCAGAAACCGAACGTCTGAAGTACATCACTGGCGGTACCGGCCAGGCGATGACTTATCAGCAGAAGTCGGACGAGGCGCGGCGTTATATCACGGCGATTGGATCATCCGAGACGCCGATCAATCCCGCTGACTATCCGCTGCTGTCGGCCGAGGTTGGCATCACGGCGCCCACGCTTGGAGAGGTTGTCGCCGTCGTAAACGCAGCATTCCTGCAATGGCAGATGATCGGCGGGGCCATCGAGGCGATAAGGCTCGGGACAAAGGCCGCTATCGATGCCTCCGGAACAGTTGCGGAAGCCGAGGCTGCTGCCGGTGCCGCAGTCTGGCCCTGAACAGCAAGAAGCTCGCCGGGGTGGGCGAGCTTCCTTTACGCATTACTAACAGGATCTGACCGCACCATTGCTGTCGGTATCATAAAAACACAACCGGCCGTACATCGCACTTCATCCAATAGAAGTAAGCGGGCCAACCAGTAAGCGAAAAAATCTGGAGCTTCCCATGAATGTGCAGGTGTCTGCGCAGCACCTCCGTGCTGCCGCAAAAGGGGCAGTGAACGCCTCAAACATGAACTCCGTGCTCCTGGCGATGGGCCGTTATGGCGCCGAACTTGGAATGGACAAGCCCCATAGGGCTGTTCAATTCTATGCGCAGATCATGCACGAGAGCGGCGACTTTCGCTTTGACCGGGAGGTATGGGGACCGACGACTGCGCAGAAGGGCTATGACACGCGCACTGACCTTGGCAACACGCCAGAGGCTGATGGAGATGGAAAGATTTATGCCGGCCGCACTGCTATGCAAATCACCGGCAAGGCAAATTATCGCGCCTTCACCGAGTGGTGCCGATCTCATGCGATGAACTGCCCTGATTTCGTTCGCAACCCGGATGCCGTCAACACAGATCCGTGGGAGGGGCTCGGGCCGCTCTGGTTCTGGGACACGAAGGGGCTAAGCCGCTGGGCTGACCAAGGCGATGTAGAAACGATCACTAAGCGGGTCAACGGCGGGCTCAATGGCCTCGCCGACCGCATCGACTACCTGGTGCGGCTATCGCTCGTTGTGCTCGGCTACAAACCTGACGGTGTTCGTCAGTTCCAGGCGCGGTCGGGGCTCGAAGTCGATGGTGACGCGGGGCCAAAGACGCGCGCGGCTGTTCACAAGGCCTTGCTAGCTCTCTCTGGCGCCTCGACAAGGACGGCGGCGTTCTCGGCGGCTCCTGTCGTCGAGGAGAAGGCTGTCGTTCCCGCGGCCGTCGAGCAGACCGTCAAGAAGAAGTTCAGCATTCTTGGTTGGATAGGGAGCGCCTTCGGCGGTGGCGGTTTAAGCCTGGCCGCGTTCGCGGGCTTCGATTGGCGCGCGCTACTCGTTCTGATCGGCGCGGCCGTTCTTCTCGGCGTCGGTGGCCTTCTGCTGCGGCATTGGATCATCGCCGCGATAAAAGACATTCGGGAGGCGGTGGAACAGTGATGTTCAGCAAGTTCATTCCCGACGAATTCAAGCTGCCAGCAATCGCTGTCGCAGGAGCAATGTCAGGTGTGTTGGCTGCGTATTACCCCGCAAAACTCGTCGGCCGTCACGAAGAGCGGCAGGCGGTCGAGATCGAGGCCGCCAAGGAGGCTCTCGATCGCATTCATCACCTGGAGAAGAACAATGCGAGCTTCAACAAGCTTTCGGATCGCGATCGTTGCCTCGTTTTCATGCGCGATAGCGGCTTGCCAGACAGCGCCTGCGACTGAAGGCAGTGGATATCAGTTTGTCCGCTTCCAAGATGCGGAAGCCGCGAAAGCTGCCTCTCAAGACCCCCTAGCCGGTCCCGCCATTTCCTCCAACAACAAGCAGTGCCGCGAAGATGCGGCCTGCAGAAAGTGATGGTGATGGCGGACATGCCTTATATCGGTCCCGGCCTTTGGGTGCGTATTCAGCACCGCTTTGGCCCGCGTATGATGGAATGGTTTCTTGCAGGACACACGGCACTGTGGGGCTATGTTCTGCTCATGCCCGTGCCACTGTTTGACCAGCCCGCGTGGTCCACGTTTCGGGCGATCTTCCGGAACGAGGATCTGCTGGGATGGCTAATGGTGATGCTCGGCATCCTGAGGATTATCGGTCTGATCGTGAATGGCGCACGAAAGCACGTGACGCCGCGCATACGGCAGGTCTCTGCTGCAATAGGCTGCCTCATCTGGGTCGGCATCATATATTGCTACGCATCCTCTAACGTCGTCTCGACCTGGCTCGCCATTTACCCGCTCTTTGCGATTGGCGAGCTGGTCAACATAAAACGAGCCGCGCACGACGAGAGGGAAGCACGGAATGGAAAAGCTCGCTGATCTACCAGCGCCCGCTCTCATAACTTTCGGCGCTACGCTCGCGCTGATCTTTGCATTTCGCTACCTAGGAATTATTTCGGCAGATAAGGCCGGACCGTCTAGCGCAACCGTAGCATCGGTTATCGTCGATCCGACCGCCCTCATGAGCGCGACAGCTGCCGTAAAGCACCTCGCGGAGGTAATGACGGACGGACAGGAAGAGGCGAAGAACAATGCGCACATGTTGTGCCGACGTATAGAGGGCCTCGCCAACGAAGTGGAAGACCTTACAAGCGCGATCCGTGATATACGTGTTGATCTCGCTCGACTTGCCAAGTGAGCGATGTGTTACTTATCGCTGTTTTGGTAGCACGCGAGTTGAATGTCATTGGAGAATTGAGATATGGCCTCATCTCTCAATTTTTGAGTATGCCAAGCCGGTCGTTTATAGGCCAGAATTACGATTCTACGATAGAATTCCTTTCCCTCGCCTGTCCTGTCCATAATCTCCATTAGCTTGGACATGTCGGCATTCCTCTGTCTGGCTTCCATGACGGTTTTAGCCGTCTCCCCGACTGCCCTGCAGGTCTCTGTGGAATTTTCGGCGTAGGCTGGCGCGCACAGCAAGAAGCTTGCGACGATAAAGAAAGCACGTTCTACGTTCATCGGTTCCCCTCTCGATGAGCAAGGGATGGATGATATTTAATCGAGAGTCGATAGTAACTTCTCACCCAACACTGTCCTCTATCGCTTCTTCTTCGGCTTCTCTCGTTTCGGCGGAGGTGTAAACCGATCAGCATCATCATTCACGTGAATGCCTGCCGCCTGAGCCGCCATAATAAAAGCGGCTCGCGCTGCCTCGGCGTTGGTGCGACTCTCTAACGCCCTCATCGAAGCGATTGAGGCCGCTTCCCAAGCATCGTTCTTCTCGTCCTCCGGCCATCGATCGAGGAGGATCTGGGCCAGCTGCTGCACACTCGTTAGCACACGGTAGCCCCCAGGCCGGACGTCGATATCGATGCCTAAGGGGCGGATATCCATTGGCGGCAGCATCACTGTTTCCTCAGGTCGTTGTTAGCGAGCAGAGTGTCATAGTACTCCTCTGCCATCCGGGCCGCCTCTCTGGCTGTCATGCTGTAGCCCTGATGGGGCAGGTGGCGCTTTACCTTGCGCGGGCCGTGACCCGACCATTGCCACTTCCCCTTCATCGGTCCGGCTTCCTCCAGCCTAATGCGTCCGATTGGCGTCTCTCCATCCGAGCCTTGGAAATCCTGCAGCGGTTTGCCATCGAGGCCGACCTCGCCGGGCCATGTTTCCTGCCATTTGTATTTCGGTTCGTACTCCAT